GATATATACCCAACAAATTTACAATTAGGTTTTTTAATAACTTCTCTAAACTTTTCTCCGTCATCAGTCCAAATATCCCAAGCGTGTGCTACAAAACCAAACGGCTTATCAAATGTACTTGCTTTTAATGCTATATGTGCAAAATGGGATAGTATAAAATCACAATCACTCAAATCCATATAGGGATATTGCAATCGGTGGACTTTTACATTATGCCCCCTCATAGTCAATTCCTCTATTTCAAGTGGTATCCAAGTTTCGCTAGGTAACGGATAGTCGTATAATACATAACCTATATTCATTTGAGCAGTTTACTTAAATTATCTACTAATGTTTCAAACTTAAATTCCTTTTTTCTTGAGATAAATTTGTCGTTTTTCATTGCCTTATTCAGTTGATTTGCTAAATCAAAATTATCGTTCCTCTTTGCCATATGAATATGTTTATCCTTTCCTGCCACTTCTTTTAACGCACCTCCCTCTACAATAACACAATCTAGTCCCATATATCTACCTTCTGCTAACCACATACCATATCCCTCATACGGACTAGGACAAAACATAATTTTAGATTTAGAATACATTTCAAACTTTTCTTCGTCAGGTTTGTCATAATGAGGTATAACTCTATTTTCAAGATTGTATTGTTTAATCCACCTGTCTAATTGAGAACTCATAGAACTGGTGAATATATGAAACTCCCAATCCTCTGTTAATGAAAATATCTGTAACGCTTTCTCAAAACCCTTATCCCTTTCCCCAGTAGTAGCACTAGCAATAACAATATTTTCTCTATCGTTCTTGAATTGGTCTGCAACCTTATCATTTACACAAGGTTGTAACACATACGAAGGATTGCCTCCATAATAGTCAATACTTTTATTCTTTGCGAATTCAGTTAAAAATACTAAGTTTATATCGGTATCTTTAATCAAACTGTCAACTTCATAATAACCACTCCTTTCACTTTTTATTCTATTTTCGTCAGGATCATATTCCTCTATCATCGGTATAGGGTCAAACACAAAGCAATAAGCAGGTTTACTAGTCCTTATATGATTTCTAGCACAAGCAATATTACCCTCTACTACTGCACCCATATAAATATCTGCCTGTACCTCAACCGTTTTTATATCTTCTGCACTATCTAAAAGAACTGTTTTATATCCCTTATTCCAACTCAATTCGTCCTCCCAAGGTGGTCGCATATTAGTATAAATAGTAACATCATAACCTAATTCACATAATGCGTGTAATATCTGATAGACAAATATTCTACCCCCAGAGTACATATCCCTATTTTTCAGAAAGAAAGCAACCGATTTTTGTTTTTGCTTAGGGTTACTTAACACTACATCAGGAACCGTTGTTTTAACACCTAACCGTCTTAATTTGTCTGCCAGTATAATACCTGTTTTCTTAATAGGATATTCCCTCTGCACCCAATCTGCACCCTTCTGCCCCATTTCTCTAACCTTATCCTGATTCTCATACGCCCATCTCAACTTTTTCCTTAAATCGTGCTTACTAGGTTCAACCATTTCACCAACTACATTTATATTAAAATTCTCATATATAGGTGGTCTTAAACTCTCAACCTCTAATTCTATAAAATACTCATCATTAAAATATTCGCTCATACCACTCGCATTAGGAATAATTGAAGTAGTCCCACAAGCAAGTGCTTCTAATGGAGGTAAACCAAACCCCTCACCCCTACTAGGGAACACAAAGCAATCCGTGTTCCATAACAAATCTCTCAGTTTATCTAAATTATATCTTTGTAAAATAATCTCAACATTAGGATATTGACTTTTCATAATCGGAAACGGTAATTTCCTAACAACACTCTTTAGAATAAGTTTAACATCTTTCTGTTTACCAAATTCCTCTACAAACGCACCAAACAAAATATCCCAACCTTTTCGTTGGTCAAAAGCATTATATATAGTAAAAGTAAAAACACCGTCATCCTCTTTTTCTTGATAGTAAAAATTGTCCTGATTGTACCCCAAAGGTATTACTTCAGAATTTACACCTCTAGTTGAAAACGCCTTCTGACAAAAATGACTAGGAACATAAATCTCGTCTGCCTCCTCTAAATATTCAACCCACTTAGGGTCTATCATAGTAGATTCAAACATAGAATAAAGTACCTTTTTATCTGTTTGTAAACTCTTTAATGGGTGGGGGTAAGAATAAACCAATCCTATTTCCTGACCATTATATTCATGTGTAACTGGTATTCCTGCATCTTCTAGAGAATTTATTAAAGGTATAGTTGACTGCCCATATCCGTGGGGATTATCATTATTTTTTCTAAAAAAAATCCCCTTGCCTTCTTTAACTGGGGATTGCTTATGCCTACTCCTGTAATAGTTTCTCTTTTCATTTTTAGTCGCAAACCTAAACCCGTCTTTTATAAACTTTTCTACTTTCTTTTGTCCGTCTATTTCTACTGCTCTACCTTTTCGGTTTATTAGTATTGCCATATTATTATATTACACACATTTATATAAAAACACAATAGGGGTCGTTAAACCCCTACTATGCTTCTTAATACGCCATTAGATATTATGCGTGTTCTACATCAAATAGGAACTCGTCCCTAACTGTGTCAACTCCGTATAGCATATCTAAAGTCACCTGCCTACCTAAGGCATTTGCATCATAACTAGAAGTTAATCTCATTGAAACTCCACTTTCTGGATCTGTTATGACTGACTGTGTTACACCTTCACCGTTACCATCAGTTGGTAATGCTCTCATACAGAGAACTATTGCATCTCTTGTATAAGCAAGGTTGTGATAGGTACTAGGAGAACCTGAAGCAGTTACTAACTGCGATTCAAATACATTTATTCCAAATATATCTCCTATTGCTCCTTCAACTAAAGGTGCTCTAGAACCGTATTCATTTGCTTTTGTAAATTTGTCTACACCAAGTAGTGAATTTACTGTAGCAGGACTTGCATACAAGTACTTAGGGTCTAGTTTAGGTGCTTTTGCGTCAACAAATGCTTTCCTGATTAGTAACATAGATGCTTCGATTGTTGCATCGGAAGTATCATCAAATGTTATATCATCACCTGCGTTTGCATATTCATCAACTATATCACCTTCCAATTCCTCGGCTAGTGCTATAACTGCATCTCTAATATATAAACCTCTAATATCTTGATACGCTTGTGCTCTTGCCACGTCCTCAACCATAAAAGTTACCTCATTATGGGAGTCTAAAGTTACGGTTTCTTCTGCGTCAGCTGGTGCCTGTCTTGTAACATTTTCATTTGTTACTTTAGGATTTACTGATAATGCACCAGTTTTAGGAATATGAATTACATCTCCATACTTTGCCACAGCAGAGTCAACATCTCGCCTTACTGTCTTTGCTAGGTTCAAATATGACCTAAGAGCAGTAATGGCTTCGTTCAACCATACTTCAGGGACAAATGAGTCGGCTTGCGTAGTGTTTATTGAACTATAATCTGCCATTTCATTTAATCGTTAAATTATCTACTGTAATCAATCCTACCTTCTTTTTCCCACTGAGCAATATTATCTTTGTTCTCTATATACCAGTTATGGTCTTGTAGTTTTGCTCTTAGTTCGGACTTTGTAATAACAAAATCTCCACTCTGGGATTCGGTAGTTGCATTAGCATTACTCCCAATGTTTGAGCGAACATCAGAACCTGCCTTTGCTAAGTAAGGTTTTTCAGAAATGAGTTCTTTAACAACTTCCTCTAGATTTATATAATCACCATTTTTGTCAGTTTCTAATTTTGACCTATCGAGTAGTTTAACTACTGCATCGGTGTCCACTACATTTAGTGAGTTTGCAATAGAAAACACCTCATTATTCAATTTATATTCTGCTAATGACGAGTTTAGTTGTTCTAACTCTTTTTCCTTCTCCTCAAGAAGTTCTTGGTATTTGCCTTCCTCTTTCAACTTCTCCTGAAGCTCTTTCTCTTTCTGTTTCTCAAGTTTCTTGAGTTCAGTTTCGGCTTCCTTTGCCCTTTCGTTTAACTTTGCAAACCTTGGGTGCTGGAACACCTTTTCCCATTGCTCATCAGATAAAGTAAATTCTTTTTCCTCTGGACTCTCGATGTTTTCCTTCTTCGCAGAAGTATCCTTTGAATCGGATTCAACTTTCTGATTGCCTTCAGAAGTCGCATTCTCGGTTGACTTTGCCATAATAACTCCTTTTCACTGTGATACATTTTTTCAAGTATGGACTTGCTCACAGTAAATAATATTATATACAATAACAACATACCATAATCGTAACATATTTGTCAATGTTTATATTTTCATTTCCATTCGTTTCCTGTTATAACCCTGACTTTCTAAACCTTTCATTTGTGTTTCATACATATTAGCAAATGGGTCGGTTTCCTCCTCCTCAAACTCATCTATATAAGGAATAAGGTTGTGTTTACAGTTACCACTCCAAGCAGTTTTCCCATTCCTTCTAACTAACAGTATATGATTTTTCTCTAACTCAACATCATAAACATAACCGTTATAATCAACCTCTTTAACCTGTATGCCTCTATGAGAATTGCTAGGACTTAAATTGTAATATGAGTGTTTAGAATTATTGACCCTTATTCTCCAACAGGTATGCTTCTGTAGATACCCTCCATTCTTAAAGTTTATGAATCTGGGTTTAGACGGTTTAATAAAACTCGGATACTTTCCTATTTTAAATATTAACTCACCTAATTGTCCAGCAAGTTTATTACTAGATGTAAAAACATTTATTTCCTGACTTGTAAAACCCTTGTACTCGGTTTCCCTTGTAGATCCATCCCCCAAAACAAAACCCTTTAAAAATTCCTCTAACACTTCTTTCTTTGCTTCTAAAAAGAATTTCGGTATATATTTCTCATAACTCTTTCCAAACTGCCTAAAGTGGTCTACCATTTCAGTGTCTGATTTGATAAACCTATTTTTATTTTCATAGAACCCCATTGCTAACAATTCTTTCCTAAATCTTTTCTTTCTATTTTCATTTTGACAAATACAGATTTTATTCTTGTCTATATATCCCTCTGACAGATATACACCCAACAGGAATGCATACTGTAAGACAGATAGAGTACTTATTGGAGATTGTATTTCTTTTCCACTCCACTTAGGTATTCTTAACTCTTTATGTGTTTTCTCTATCACTGTTCCTGCCTCAACAAGTTGCCACTTTACTTTGCTTTTATTGTTTTTAGTATGACTATTAGTCCCTATGTACATCATATGGTCTGGAGTAACCATTAAATCAAATGAGTTACTATTAAACTCCAACATCTTCCCCCTATATTTATAGGCAATCTTGTTAACATAATTGACCCATTCCATTTCTTGAGTGTCTGGGTTTATAGACATTATCTTTTCATCTTTCAGTTCAGAAAAGAGTTTCCAACCATTTTCAGTATATACTTCAGTATCTTTATCATAACAGTTAGGGTGAAACATACCTTCTGCATATGCGTCATCTAACTTAGGGTATCCTATGGTCTTGCCTGTTATACTTACAACCTTGCCTTCCCACTTAGTACATATATCACATACACACCCTGCATAACTATCAATCTGCGCCAAATCTCCTCCCCTATGAAGTATCTGATTAGCAACACCCTGATTATACGAATTCATTAGGTCAGTTCTTGCCATCATTTCTGCATAACTATCTAGTTCCCAGTTCCTACCTGCACTGTCCCTAATCTTCACACCTTTTTTCCTTAAATAATCCAGTAAATCACCTTTTATCTCTTGAAGTGATATTGTTCCAACTGCATCTTCTGCCATAATCTGCTGAATTCTTTTAATAGTTAAATCATCAAGTACTCTGCTTGTGTTTCTTTTAATTCCACTAATTGCTTCGTGAGTAAACTTTTGAGAACTCTCAACTAACTGACTAATCGTATCCCAATCTTCCTGAGTATAAATTACACTCTTTACTCCAAGTTGTTTCAAATAATCCATTACATCATACGAACCCTCTTTATACGCACCCTTCAAATTCCTTGCGAACCAAGTGTCCGACTTATTAGTTAAACTCTTTAGGTGTTCATCTAGTTCTTTAAGAATTCTTTTCTTTTCTAGTATAGTAAATACTTCTGCTTGTAATAGTGACGCAATAATCTTTTCTTTAGAACGAAGATAAATCCCACTAAGAAGTTTTACTTTCTTTATTAGGTTCTTGTCCGTCATTAGTTCTTGCCATTAAATGAAATGTTTCATCCGATATATCAGCACTCGTATTGTCCTCTTTTTTAATCTCTGCTATTAAAGCATCTGCCTGTTCATCATCCATATCTTCTATTACCTTAATTGCTCTCTTTTTAGATGTAATACCACTCGCTAATTTCAACGACTCATTAGTAACTTCCTCAACCTTGTCATCTACCACTCCATCTGCAAATGTAATGTTCGGTATTATCTTGTCACCTTTATACTTAATCTCTCCAACTAAAGCACCTGTTTTAGCAAATAAACTGGCAATTTCTACTGCTTTTTGAATTCCCTGTTCATAATAAAGTGCCTTCCTGTTTTTCTTAGCAAGTGTTCTTAACATCCTCAACTTTAACGCCCTCCCACTTTCTGCTGCAGTTCTCCCAGTATCTAAACCTACTACATCTGGACTTATCTCTCCCATTAAGAATATCATTTTGACTATCTCATCTATCTGTTTAAAAGCAATATCTAAATTAGCATTCCAAACTATATACTCAGGTTTGCCCTCACCGTCCTGTGTTTCAATCATATTAAGTTTTTCTTTTCTTACCTCTCCATTTTCATCTAACACACCTGGTGGTACAGATAAAATAGGGTCAGAGTGTTTATCTAGTATGTTATCAATACTTGTCATACGATTATTTAATGCAAAGAATAGTGATTCTAAATCCAAATAATCTGAACTACCCCAGAACTTATTGTTAACTCTATAATTCGGTATATGTACTAACGGTATTTTTTCTATACCAGTTGCTATCTTCTGCTCATATTCTGTTCCTGCCAATTCATTATAAACCTTAACTGGTACTTTCTTAATTATCTCCTGACTTTCTCTGTCCTTCATTTCATACACTTCAGTTTCAATAACTCCTTCTGTATAGATTTCTTTTATTAAGTAAACAGTTTCACCACTCTTATCATTTTGATATTCTTTCCAAGCAAGTGTAACTTTCTTAGGTTCACTCCTGAAGTTATTACTTAATTCTGGGAAGTACATTGCAGGGTTTATATCTTCTATTTTAATCTGATTATCCTCAACCCTTATTCTTAACAAAGCATCTCCCCTTGCTGAGTTTAACAATGACGATTCATAAAACTGTGTGTCTAGTTTGTTCTGATACATTAACTCATCTATAAACTCTTGTTCTTTAGTATCCTTTACTGCAGATTCAATTATTACTTTCTCCCCAAAAAGGACATCTGCCATTACTTTAGAAATCAAACCTGCGAAGTTGCAGGTCATATATCTCAAGTATTTATACCTATCAGAAAACTTATCACCAATCTCTGACATATAAGCAGTATAGTGATTACCTTCCAAAAGTTTCTCATACTGACTGTATTGTCTTAATCGTGTTACTTCTGTTTCACTGGGGAATTTGTCTAATTTTGCCATAATGTTTTACCCAAAGTTATATTATATATTTTACCATATTATT